TCATTGATAGCATCAATGTTATATTGAGATATCAATCCAAAATCAATGTTGTCTAATTGTTCTTTAATCTTTCTTTGTACTTTTAATTCGTTTATCATAGTATATCCTTTTGTTAGTGTTTCGAATCAGTATACTATTATAATAACACATCCTACAGAATATACAAGCAAAAAATGGTAAAAAAAAGGGTAGTATTTCTACTACCCTTCTAAGTGTAAAGTACGAGAGAGAGTTAATCTTCGTCTGCTAATTTACTAAAATATGACATTGTATCGTCATTATCACTAGCATTTGAAGTGACTTCATCACTTTTTACTACAGTTTCAGTCTTAGGTGGGAGGTCTGTTTGACTGACATTTGCAGTATTTCTCGAACCCATAATTGTCCTATTCAGTTTCTCTTTGAGTTCATCATAGGATTTAAAATTACTAGGGTCAGAGAATTCTTTTAGAGGATATTGTTTCTGCCATATTGCTTTTATCTTTGCGTCATCTTCAGCAACAGGTGTCACACCCTCAAATTCTGATTTATCATAGTTCCAATAACCATCAACTTTTCTAATCTTCAGTTTAAAGTTTGCACCTTTCCAGAAGTCAAATGGGTTAATTGGTGATTCGTCTTCAAATTGTGGTTTCATTGCTTCTGTAATCTTATCAAATATCTTCTTACCGAATTTGTATAAGAATACTTTACCCTCGTTCTCTGGTCTTTTAGGGTCACTCACAACATAGACATTTGCGTAGTATGATAACTTTCTTTTTCTCTTTCTTGCAATCTCTTTATCAGAATCTACACCAGTATTCCAGAGTCTTGAGTTTTCTTCTGAAACAGGATCTTTTTGATTAAGAGTTGTAAGAGAGTTTTCGATAAACCAACCACCAGGTCCTTGAAATGCATGTGACCATAATCTTACCCATGGCATGTCTTCACCTTCAGATGCAGGTAAAAATCTTAATACTGCATAACCATTACCTGATTTATCGAGTTCTGGTTTCCACAGTCTATCGTCTTGATATTTACTCTTATCACCTTTATTATCTTCGGGATTTAATTTATCTTCTAGTGCCTTGGTTAAGGCATCAAAGTTACTTGATGATTGTTTTAATGTTTCGAAATCCATATTTTCTCCTTGTATTATTGTATTATTGTATTTGTGTTGCCTGTATAAACGGCATCTTATTAGTATTTATACGAATCATTGTAGTTATAATAACATAACTACCACTTATTGTCAATGCTCTTTTGAAGTTCATCATATGTAATATATACTAAATTCTTGTGTTGGTGAAACTCTGGTTGTAGTCTATTCACCTTACTGTTATTATCAACAGGTGTTCTATTTACTTTATAAAATGCTATATCAGGATTTTCATTCATCAACGCATTTAGTTGTACAATCCAATTATTAGATGGTGTAGGTTTGTGTGTTGCAGGATTATAATTAGGTGTACCTTTATATAAATTGTTTATTCTATTTGTATCACTATTTAAATCATGTCCCATTAGATATACTTGTTGTGGTTGTTCATTCTTTATTGCTAACCATATTGCAGTAGGACCTGCTGCCCAACCTAAATCTTGACCCCCTTGTACATCTTTTATACATTTAACTTTATCTTTTTGTATCCAAGTAACATTTGTTTTAAAATTGCCTTTGTATTCTTTTAACTTCTCTTTGTTTTTCATAACTTGTTTTGCAAAGTTATATAAAGGTGGACCACCTACAACAAATTTCTCACTATTACCTCTCTCTGTTTCAACTTTCAAATCAAGTGTATCAATAAAGTCCATCATTCGCTTTTCAGTTGTACCATAAACACTATTATTGTATTGTTCTGCTTTTTGAGGAAACCAGTTTCTAAAATAACATTCATTTGTGTATGCATAACCACTCTGATATATCTCGTGTGTGATACCTTGGTCAACTGAAACTAAAACATCAGGTGCATATTCTCTGTACATAGCATTACACCCATATATTTTACCGAAAGGTTTTAATAAATCTAAATTAACACCTTTTCTACTTTCACCATTTCCTAAACAAAAAACTCTTTTCATTCTTTCTCTAACAAATATTTACTACTGACAGGAAATTGGTCTTTCATATGATGTGCAATATCTCTAGTAATATCTGTTGTTTCTTGTTGAGCATCAGACTTATTTCTTAGATTACACACTCTAGCAAACGCATATAATGTGCCTGACCATATCCATTCTGTCATCATACATTGAGGTAATATCATTCTTGCTAACTCAGGTGCGATATTACTATCTAACATATCTTGATACATTTCTTTTGCCTTCTTTATCAAAGGCATAATATCATATTCTACTTCTGTATCTGTAGAACCTTGTTTCTTATTTTCGTGTTTCTCTCGCCATAGAAAAGGTACATAAAACTCTGGGTCTGTATCTACATATCTACGACTTACCTCATTCCAAACTAATCCTACTTGATGTTTAACTAATTGCCTTGCAACAAACACTGGTGCTTTGATTCTAAATTGCATTGATGCATGACCAAACGGTGACCAGTGATTATGTGTTGCAAGGTATTTTATTAGTTTTTCATCATTATCCTGCATCTCTTTATGAACTTTTGAAAAAGATACTCTTGCTGAATTTACAACTGATAGGTCTGAACCCATTATGTCGATTAGGTTTACATTACTCATATAGGTAATTTACCTCTCTTAGGTAAGTAATTCAAATCTCTTGCTTCTAATTCTATTTTCTCTTTTAATGTTTTAGAAATAAATTTAGTTACTGTTTCAATTTCAATTGTATTAATTTCGCAATAATATACTACTGCATCCATGTAAGACATATCAGGTTTTTCTCTTCTGATTTGTTCTATGTTATGTAAAAATTTAACGCTATTCATAATGTAGTTATATCACCTTATTTAAAATTTGTCAATGTTGTATTGAGCACATCATAATATTCTTCAGTTGCATTTAAAGGTGCTATGATGTGATATGGTTTTTCTCTTTTTGTACTGAATATTAATCCTGCATTTGATTGAATTTCAAAGTTATGTTTATTAAAAATATCAGTCATATTCTTTTGTACTGTTTCATAGTTTTTTAGATGACCTTCTTTTTCTAAGATATCTAGATAATATAATACACTAATTATTCCTGGTTGAAAGAATGAATATGTGTACCCATGGTCCCAATTAAAATCTTTACCTAATGCTTTACCTATCTGTTCATCATAACATGTCATAGATAATGGGAAGTGTCCACCTGTAATTGATTTTGCCATTGTGAATATACTAGGTTGAAAAGGTATTGTTTTCCACCCAAAGAAATTGCCTAACTTACCACCACCCATGAATATATCATCTACGATAATAGGTATATCATACATTGTTCTATAGATTTCTAAATTATCCCAGAATGATTTTTTATATGGTTTTAATTTCTTTGCATAGGTGTGTGTTTCTACAATGATGCAAGCAACTTCTTCTAAGTTTACAGTATCAGGTATAGAAAAATCTCTAGGTATTATTTGTCTATGTGGATATGTTGCCATACCGTAGAACGGATCCTCATTGAATAATGTATTACCCACATTTTGTGTAAGATAGGTTGAACCATGATAACTACCATCAAAACTAACTATCATTTTTCTATTTGTATTTTCTTTCTTTTGATGATATGCAAATGCTAATTTGATAGCACCTTCTACTGCATCACTACCTGATAGTGCATAGAAACTTTTATATCCACCACTCATCTCTTTAATTTTTGATGCTAATTGTAGACTTCTTTTGTTTAGATATAACTCTTCATCAGATAAAAAGTTTTCACCAACTTCAGGTTTATCCCAAAGTAACATTTCTCTATGAACTTCTCTTACGAAATTTGATTGACAATAACCCAACATATAACACCCGAAGTGTAGATGTGGGTCAATATACTTTTTACCGTCAACAACTCTACCAAAATCCCAATAGATACCATTAGAGGTCTTCTTTTCATTCACATTCACATCTGCCTGATAACCAGTTATCAGACCATCAAATCTATGCATTTCAATTCCTATGTAATTTTA